AATAATACTGCATTCACCGCCTGTTGAGACCCGTGTTGCTATCGCCTGCAAGCCCTCCGCTTCAAGCCATGCGCCGAATTCGTTCAAGGTGTCAATATCCATCTGTTCAAGCTTGTCGATAAGCACGAAGCCGCATTCGGGATTAAGCTTGCGAACGATAGCCGTTGCCGCTCGGAGCTGTTCAGAACCGCTCATGCAGTCCCATTTTGCCCCATTGTATGTAAGTTCGCCGTTTTCCACAGAAAGCCCGGGCAAGGGAAGCTCCGCGCTGTCAAGCAGCCTGCGGCGTTCCGACCGTATGTCCTCAATTTCGGTCGTGAGCGAATCATACTCGTCTTTAAAATGCTTTGCGTCCATTTCGGCTTTTTCCTTATCAAGGTTGGAACGCACTTTTATATTCAAAGCTTCAATGTCGCGGATATTGTTTTCAAGCTCCTCGGTGCTTTCGTCATGGAGCTGTTCGGCGGTTTTGAATGCAGTCGCCATATCATTTTCGGCAGCTTCAAGAAGCTTTCTGTATTTTTCAAGCTCTTCCGTCAGCTGCTTTACCTTTTCCGCATAAGTGTTTCGCTGAGCCTGAATTTCAAACGCTTTATTTCTCAGACGTTCGTTTTCACCGTTGCGGGCAAGTATTTCCTGCTGCTGTCTGATAAGCTCGGAAGCGGAAACTATCTCTTTCGGGACGTTATCGTATTCGGGCATTTCATTAGCGAATTTTGCTTTCTGATCCGCTATGCGCCCGATCTCAAGCCGACGGTTATACAGTGTGTTTTCCCGGTTATCAAGCTCCGAAAGCTTGTCCCCAACGCCTATGATTTTAAGCAGCACGTCCGCTTTTTCTTTCGCAGTCGACTGCAAAAATCTCGGCAGGTCAAGGGCAAACTGATTTATGAAAGCGTTAAGAAGCTGTTGTCCGCTTTTCCTGCCGCTGGGATCCACGACCTTCAGCGAGCTGTTCTTGCCGCTGCGTTCGACGGTGATCCCGTTGCTGAGCTTTACACAAAGCTTCGGAGGCACAAGGGAGCCTTCGCGTACAGCCTCGGAGGGACGGAACTTGTCCCCTCCGAGAGCCCATGCAATGGCGTCAAGGACTGACGTCTTGCCCTGATTGTTTTTTCCGCCTATGATAGTCAGACCGTTCTCCGACGGTTCAAGCTTTACGGCTTTTATGCGCTTGACGTCGTCAAGCTCAAGACTGTTTATTTTGATCATTTATACATTCCTCCGGTTTAAATTTTTCAAGGGCTTCTGTAAGTCTGTCGGCAACTTCACACGTTTTGGAAATAACAGTTTCCTCTGCGTCTATTAGCTCGAATACGGTGTTTCTAGACTTAGAATCAAGAATATCCGTACCTTGCAAATTGTTGTTGGCATAAGCGTAAAAAGCATTGTTAAGCCCTTCAAGCTGGTAGATAAGCGATTTAAGATCGTATAAACCCATTTCATTCAATTCAGAAAATTTCACGCGTTATCCCTCCCATGAAAAACAATGCTGTTGTCCAACCGCCAATAGTGTTTTTTATTATCTTGGTTTTGCCGCCCTATTTCAAGCGCACGGATTGAACTATCATAGCATTTGTCGCAAAGCTTTCTGCCGTTGTCGGGCTTTTCTTTATGGCAATTTTCGCAAATTGTCGGGGTATAAAAGCCTCTAGGTAAAACGCCTCTTTCGCGCCGTTTCTTTTCATTTTTATTTCTTTTTTTAGCAAGACAAATATTGCAAAAAACATGCCCTTTCGCCGCGTCACGCTTATGGCAGGACTGACACACTTCAAACGCCGTAAGTAATTCTTGATAGCGTTTTGCGTGCATAGTTTCCCTGTATTGCTGTTCTGTTGATTTTTTTCTGTATTCTCTTATGTATTCTTTTCTGTCTTCAAGGCATTGCAAGCACATTGTTTTACTTCTTGGTAAATAAACTTTATTTTGTTTACAGTACCAGCAAATTCCATGCTCCTTATACCAATAATAGCTCTCGCGATCCGCCGCTTTTTGGGGCGTATCCCTATCATGATATATCATTCGGATCACCTCCTAAAGCGAGGTAATCTTTTCTGACCTCGTCAAGCTGCCTACGGGTGCTTTTTATGTATTCCGCAAGAACCTTTTTCGCGCCGGAAAATTCCCTCTTGACAACCTCGGGATTTTCTGTTATACTTGAAATTGGAGAAATTTCATTTGCTATGTTTTTGCCCGCTGTATCTTCGGATATTTCGGGCTCTTTTTCTTTTTGGGACATTTTCGAGCAATGCCCCTGAACGGTTTTGTACGGTATGCCCGTATTATCCGCTATCTCCCGGAGCGTTTGCCCCTGTGCCCGCAAATCTCTTATTTCCGCGATTTTTTCGGGCGACGTTTTCTTGCCTTTTGGCATTTCTTGTTCCTCCTCGTTATCATTATTTCTGCTATCATGACCATTAGTGTAACGGGTGCATTTTTCCGCCGGGCATCCTCGGGGTTCGCCCGTATCAATTATGTAATTGCAGTATTTCTCATGGCGATTGTCGCCGAGTGGTCGGTGATGTACACAGCCCTTGCAGGTTTTACGGTTCATGAGCGTCACTGTCTTTCTTGATAGGCTTGTCCTCCACGCCCTCGTAAAGCGGGGCGAGATTAATGTCAAAATCCCTCTCATCACCGTAACGTGGGTATTTTTCTGCGATTTTGTCTGCAAATGCGAACGCTTCTTCGGGGGTGTCAAACGTTTCGGTATCACAGCCGCCAGCACTTTTAGGAGAAATCAGCAGACCGGTACAATTTCCATATGCCTGCCCCTCAACCGTGTAATAATAATGGCCGAATTTCTTATGTCGATGACAAAGCACATTCAGCGTGTAAACATGATCGACTTTACCTGCTAATGAAATAGTTTTAAAATTGCATTTCATATTCAACCAACCTTTCAATTATTTTCATTGTTTCCGTCCGTTTCATCGTCTGTCCGCTCCCTGCTTTTCAATGCGGGAAACACTCCTGCAAGTATGTACAGCGCGACCGCAAGCCCGAATATGAGCAGTGCCTCCTCTCCGCCTATCGCCTGATAGCCTCTTTCGGCAAGGGCGAGGAGGTTTGTAAGGGGATAGAGCGCAAGGCTTAGGACTGCCGTTATTGCAGCTTTGATTATGCGGTTTTTCATGGGTTCACGTCCTTTACTGTTTTTTGGCGAAATACGTGTAATCCTTGGGATTGCAATCGGCGTAACTGCAATATTGAATTATTTTGGGTTCGCCGCTGCCATTGTCCTTGATATACAGGGCTTTCTCCATATTGTGATATTTTGCCTCGTTCTCTGCCGTTTCAAGCAGGCTGCGAAGTTCTTCAAGGGTTATTCTCAAACCGTTTTCGGTGTATTCCATTGTTTTCACTTCCTTTTCGTATTCTATACTTTTTTGGTATACGACTGCCTGTATACGTCAGCATCTGCCGCATTTTCTGTCTATCTCGTCAAGTGTTCTCTGAACCAGTACGCGGCATACTGCTTTAGCAAGCAACTCCTTAGACGGCTGTCCGTATATCTCAATGCGGCGGCCGTCTGTTGACTGCATGGTCTTGTCGGGGGTCTTACCCTTAAGTTCTTTTGGTAACATAAAATCATCTCCCTTTATATAATATTGCTTATACTTAACTTTAGAGGATATTACCCATTTCTTTGTATGCAGCACCCTTTTTCGAGTGCTTCGGCTGTCTCCTGAATGATGTTCATACCCGCTCACCTCCTTATGATGCTTTTACCTGCTCACGAGAAAAAAGTTCCTCAATTGTTTTGGTAGGAAAAAACAAATCTCTGATTTTGTACGCTTCATCAATGGAAAATGGGCGTTTACCGCCAAGTTTATAACGAAGCGTATCGCGGGTTATTCCTAAAGCTTTTGCAACTTCGGTGTAGTTTATATGAGCTTTAGCAATTTCTCCTATAAGTACAGAATATTCCATATTTTTTACCTCCTTATTTATAAGCGTTTGCTTAATTTATACTTGTATTATATAAGCAAATGCTTAAAATGTCAAGGCAGAATTATGCATTTGCTTATATTTTGTGTGTTTGCACAAAATAAGTGTATATTTTTTGTTTGTTTACAACATTTTTACGCAAATGCATAATTTTTCTTGACAAACAATTTTATGTGGTATATAATGAATAATGATAACTGAGGGAGGCGTTGTTATGGGAATTGGTGCAAGATTAAAAGAGATAATTGATGAAAAAGGTACTAATGTTAATCAAATAGCTAAGCAAACCAATACATCGCCAATGACAATCTATAGCATAATTAAAAGAGATAATACAAAAGTTGATATTGATATTTTATTAAAAATATGTAATGCTCTTAATATAAGCGTTGAAGATATATATCAGCCAAACTTTAAAAGCGATAATAATGGAAATGTATCAAAAACTACGCAATCTGTTTCCAAGGTAAATCTTAGTGGGGACGAAACCGAATTAGTAAATCTATTCCGAAAACTCACATATAAAGATCAGCAGCGTTATATTGGTAGAATGGAAGATACCATCAACTCGTATTCTTCTGATGAACCTGCTGCTCCTAAAACAACAACTATTTATAGAGCGGCACGTTCCGTCGATAACCACCCAGCAGAAACGGTTGAAACGACCAAAGATTTCAGCAAAATACCACCGACAAAAATTAAGTTATGACGGGCATAAAAAATCTCTGACAGTAAACAATACTGTCAGAGGTGATTGATCTGAAAAATACAGATGTATATGGGTCTTATAAGCGATATCAAAACGCACGCGATGCGGCATGGAAAGCCTTAATTGATTTCCATGTGTGCGAACTTCCGGTATCATTATCCCAAATATGTAATACGCTTGATATTACTATTCTGGATAACAAACACGCACAGGAACTAAACCCCGGTGAAAATGGTATTGCTATAAAGCAAAATGAAAAATGGTATATTATATTTGATGATACAGATGTTTACGGTAAACAGCGGTTTACCGTCGCTCATGAGCTGGGACATATTTTAATGGGACATGAAATGAAAAACGGTTATTATACAAGGCGTGATAACATTTTAAAGCCTGCCGACGAAACCGAAGCGGATATGTTTGCCGCAAGACTGCTCGCTCCAGCTTGTGTTTTGTGGGGTGTTAATGCTCACACAGCGGAGCAAATTTCCGCCATTTGTGGTATTAGTCATGCTGCGGCAACTATCCGCGCTGAACGAATGGAAGTTCTCCGTAAACGCGGGAAGTTCTTGACATCTCCGCTGGAGCAAATGGTGTATAAGCAGTTTGAAGATTATATAAAAAGTAACCGCTTGTAATAAGGTGGTTTAAAATTATGAATAAATGCATAATGCATCCGAAAATTGTGTAAGGACGTGTTAAAATGGCAATATTTGATACAGCCAAAGAAAAGGAGTTACTAAAAGAGTTAAAAAAGATGAAAACACCGTATGACAAACATTTTGTGTATATAGAATTACAGGATTTTTATTATAAATACAGGGATATAGATATTAAATATTTAAAGCTTTGTGAGGAATACTGTTTAAAAGATATTGAAGCACTTGGAGCAATAGAGCAAGGTTACATAGATGAGCAAGTCGCTATGATAACCAAGTATATTGATATTAGGGACGATGTAGCAAACGATTTGGCAGAAATACAACAAGTAAAAGAAGATGGTTTTTATGGGTATATACCTGCATTTAAAAGATTGGCAATTATTGAGGAGAAAAGAGAGAATTACGCAAAAGCAATGCTGTACTGTGATATAGCAATAAGGTGGTATAGTGCGCATAAGATAAATGAATATACTGAAGAATTTAAAAAACGTAAAATGAAGCTCTATAAAAAGATTTCAAAGTCTTAAAACTAAAAAAATCCCGCCTGCCAACGCAAGCGGGATAGAATACAGAAAGGTCTGGTGCCATGAAAAACGCCGTAATATACGCCCGATACTCCAGCGACAAGCAAACGGAGCAGAGCATAGAGGGGCAGCTCTACGACTGCTACAGCTACGCAAAGCAGCACGGCATAAACGTCGTGCGGGAGTACATAGACCGAGCTATGACGGGCAAAAACGATGACCGCCCCGCCTTTAAGGAGATGATAAGGGACAGTGAGCTGAAACAATGGGAATATGTCCTTGTATGGAAGCTTGACCGCTTTGCCCGAAACACCATTGACAGTGCGTTGAACCGTCAGGCACTCCGAAAAAATGGCGTGCGGCTCTTGTCCGTTATGGAAAGCTTCGGGGAGAATGCCAGCGGAGAGATGATGGAGCACATCATTGAAGCTTTCAATGAGTATTATTCAGCTGATCTACGGGAGAAAACCATACGGGGTATGAGGCAGTCCGCGCTTAAAGCTCAGAGTACGGGGCACATTCCGTTAGGGTATAAAACCGTGGACAAAAAGCTCGTTATTGACGAGGATACACGGTTTATCCCCGAAACAGTTTTCAAGATGTATGCGGCAGGGGAGAAGCTTAACGATATTGCCGAGCTGCTCAACGAAAAAGGCTACCGTACACGGTCGGGAAAGAAGTTTACCGTCAACAGCTTTTACTCAATGCTAAGCAATGAAAAGTACATAGGCGTATACACGTATAACGATATACGTATAGAGGGAGGTATACCAAAATTGGTCAATGAAAAGGATTTTGAAGCGGTAAGAGAACGTTTGAAGCAGAACCGTAAACGCGCTGCCAAAAATGCCGCTAAAATGGACTATATCTTGTCTGGCAAGTTGTTTTGCGGATACTGCGGCGAACCGCTGAGCGGACTTTCAGGAACCGCGCGAAACGGCGATAAACACTATTATTACCGCTGTAACGGAGTACAGAAGAAAACAGGCTGTAAAAAGCATAACGAGAAAAAAGAACTTATAGAAGCCGAGGTATGCCGCGCCGCATGGGAAGCTTTCCGGGGATTGGATAAGCAGGAATTTGCCAATGAAGTCCATAGGTTGTATGTTGCGGAAATAACGTCAGTGACCTCTAAAGAACAAACCGAGAAGCAGCTTGTCGAAATTACCAAACAGGCGGAAAACATTGTAAATGCCATAGCCAATACAGGCGGAAACCAAATGCTGTATGATAAGCTTAAGCTGCTTGAGGAGCAGAAAGAGCAAGCAGAGTCCGAGTTCAGGGTTGTAAAGGCAATGGTAAATAATGTACCGTCTGCCGAGCAGATAGAGGTAATGGTAGATGATATACTTGAAATGTCTCCCGATACCCCGGAGGGGAGAAAGACAATCGTTGACATGATGGTATCTAAAATCTACTTATTTGACGACAAAATTGTGATTACGTTTAAGGCACCGGACGGCAGTACCAAAGATATACCATTGTCGGAAATAAAAAATGCCCCCGAAGCGGATTGTATTCTATCCGCTTCGGGGAGCCAAACTGGACAAATCCGAACTCCGTTATGGGTTCGGATTTGTTTGTATTTTATTCGGGCAGAGCAGTATTTGGACTGGTGGTCAAGATTTGAAAACGCCGCCCACAAAACGTGGGCGGTTGCGTTTTGAAAGCAAGTTAGCTGACGATAACTTATAGTGTTAAATGTGTTATGACATAAGTTGACTTATTCGTAAAAATATGTTACAATTAGTACACGAGAATATTTTGTGAGGTGTTGATATGAGTTATCATTTCTACGGCTGGGAAAATGCAAATGCGAAACCGATAAATAGCCTTTATCCGTCTATAAATTCTCCTATTGATTTGTATAACGCGCTGTCGGGAATATGGTGCGCCGAAACCTGCGCTCCGAGGCTTCGGGATAAGTGGACAAAAGAAAATATGACAAAAGGGCAATGCTCCATAACTGCGTTTTTGGTGCAGGATATTTTCGGAGGCAAGGTTTACGGAATACCTATGGAGGGCGGAAATTTCCATTGCTATAATGTTATAGAGGATTGTTGCTTTGACCTTACAAGCGAGCAGTTTGGTGAGAAAGCAAAAGATCTTGTTTATGAGAACAATCCCGAACAATTCAGAGAGGTTCATTTTGAGAAAGAGGAAAAGCGGCTTAGGTATGAAATGCTGCGGAAAAGGCTGAAAGAGGTGTGCAATGGCAGATAGTTTAAAGCTGGACAGGGAATTGTATCGAAGAATAAAGGGTATGGACAAAAAAGAAATGTCCGATTTTCTTGAAAGAATATATGCTATGGGCGCAGAGGATAACGGTATTGACCTTGAACTGTTGAGGGAGCGTATTGGACAAGTCAAGGGTATTGGAGAAGCTCGGCTTAATGAAATTATGGGTATCATAGAGGAAACGGCGATAACAAATGGTGAAAAGTAACATTTATTTTTGCGATTATGATGTTTTAACGCATTATTCATCGGGAACGTTAAATTCAAAATATAAGACTGATTTGACAGGAAAATTGCAGATAATTGATAAAATTATATATAAAGATGAATCAATAACAAATAGCTTTAAAAATGGCGAATATAATTCCTATATAACGCTTGACGATTTAATATTGTATAGGATTTTTGGACAGTTTAAAAGCAATATAAGTGATAAAATAAAAGGTGCGAGGGCAAACGGAGCGTTTGTTTCAACAGAATTTGCTGAATCGCTTATAGACGCAAAGCAGCGGTTAGCGCTTGATCTGAGGTGGATGAATACAAAGGTTTATGAAGCAAAAATGCTTCTGCCGAAAGGTTCTGAGATAAGTTTGGGAATAGTAGCTCCTGTAACCACAAAAAGCGGAACTGTTCTTGAGGGCGGAGCTGAGCAGATACTTCTCCCGAAAGATTGGTCGGAGGATATGATTATTGGATACAGGCGCGTTACGTCAAGACAGTTGTTGAATAAACCGTACTTTTCTATAAAAAATAAACCTGATTTTGATACTATTAAAAATGATAAAAATATATACAAGCCTGTTTGTCCTGCCTGTGGCTGTGACGATGTATGTATTCTTTCCGATAAAGACAGATTTTCTGTTGTCGGTAAAAAGGGCGGTGTATATGAAATGAAGTTTAACTGCAGAAATTCGGAGTGCAGATACTATTGGTAAAAAACCGTTCATTAAAAAATGAGCGGTTATTTTTATATGTAAACAAAACTTGCTTGTTAAATAAAATTTAAATTATATACACTTTAAAGACACAAAAATAACGTTTATAAATCATTTAATACAAAACAATATGCTAATATTATTTTTTTAGCGCAAAATTTAGCACCTTGTGTAAAACATATTGCAATTATGGCGTTTAAAGTATATAATTGATTTAACAATTATTGTATTGGAGGTGTACTTGTTATGGATAAAATTATAGATAAGATAATTGAAAAAATGAAAATCAGCGATTCACTTACTGCCGATGAGGAAATCGTGCGTTACGGTCTTGAAATAATGATAACAAAAATGATTTTTGCCATATCAATAGCCGTTGTCGGACTTCTGATGAAAAGCTTTTTTGAGGGCGTTGTTTTTACTGCTGCATATTCATTTATACGCCAGTATGGCGGAGGAAGTCACGCAAAAACCAGAATATGGTGCTATATACGTTCAATGCTAACTTTTGTTGCGGCACTCGTCATAATTAAAGCTGTCGCACATATGACTGTTCTTGTTGTTCCGCTTTCTTTGGTGTCTGTAATTTCAGTTGTTTATATTTTTTTCGCTGCACCTATTGACAGTGAAAATAAGCGTCTGGACAGTGATGAAATACGGGTTTTCGGACGAAAAGCAAGAATTATGGCAGCTTTAATGCTTTTAATTTCGATTGTACTATTGCTGCTAAAATTGAATGTTTTTGCATTTTCAGTAATGACGGGAATATTTATATCAGCTTTCTTAATGGTTGTAGGTCAAATTGAAAATTACAGAAGCGGAGAAGATGTATGAGTATTGAAACATTCGGTAAGTATGTTTCACATCTTCGTACAAGCAGGGATTTTTCTCTTAGGGAATTTGCGGAAATGATAGAATTATCACCGTATTATCTCTGCTCAATTGAGAACGGCAGGAGGACAAATCCCAAAATAAAGACGCTTGGTAAAATGTATCTTGCTCTAAAACTCCGCAAAGAGGAAATGGAGAAGCTGCTTGATCTTTACGCAAAAGCAAACGGACAAGCAAGCGCGGATATTATTGACTACATAATGGAAAACGACGATACCCGATCGCAGCTTCGCAAGGAAAGGGATAG